GATAAATCAACTTGCAGCCGTCGAAGTTGCCGGAACGAGTATGAGAGTGATTTTTGATAATTGCCGATTTATCACGCTGGCAAATTCAGGCAGGACTGGAAATGTGATGGGCCTGTTAATCAACCATTCTACGGCAAATGTTCTGGTGAATGGTTGCGTATTCGATACAAACGCCGTAAATGCTGTAAATGGTGCTCCTGATATAAACGTTGTCTCGGGGACGTGCGTTGTTACTAACAGTTTGTATGAAAAGACGAGCGGGACGATAACTTTTCCACAAAGTATTGGAAGTAGTGGTTTTAGTCGTTAAGGAGAACAAATGAAAAGGTTATTGATGTTGTTTGTGATAGTGACGTCGTCAGTTGCGTCGGCGATTGACGTTTCGGGTATTGAGCAGGGCAGTTTGAAAATACTGAGGGCGACGGCCCGTGAGGACCCGAACACCGGCATTGGCTCGGTAGCGATAACCCAGGCGACGGCGGGCGACTACGATTCGAGGCCGACGGTCGCAAACGGGTTGAAGATAATCGACGAGACGGGCCTGATGAGGACGAACAAGAAGTATATAGGGGTACTGGCCTGCGCACGGGCGGCGGCTGACAAGACGTTTACCGTGAATTACTGGTTGTGGTTCGCCGGCAGAGGGCCCGCGATTAAGGCGGTTTCGGTCGATTATACGACCGGGACACAGAAGGTAGTTGTCTATCCGCATACCGGGGTTGCGGTTTCTGATTCTTACTGGGCCGATAGCGGGACGGTAACGAGCGGACTGCCGGTAACAATAGGGGAGAACGCAAGTGGCGTAAATGGGGTCAAAATCATCGTATTTGACGCCATGGGCGCCGACGCTATTTACGCCGAGGTCCTTAACGCGGATGGCACGACGGGCGCCGAGGCGGGCGATGTAACGGTCTATTGGTTCACAATGTCGGGATAGCCACGAAGGCACAAAGACACGAAGTAAAAAAATTCTTAGGGACTTAGTGACTTATCGGCAAAAATGAAGAAGGGCAGGCCGGACAAATACGACGAGTCAATGGCCGAGCGGGCCGGTGAAATGGCTGAGTGCGGTTATTCAGACCGCGCCATGTGGTCGAAACTCGGGATTGAGCAGAGGACGTTTTACAACTACAAAAAAGAGCACAAGGTGTTTGCGAAAGCGATAGAGGACGGGAGAAGGCGCCTGGTTGATAACGATATCGAACCCTCTTATATGCAGCAGGCAATCCCGCACGATGAGGTAGTTGAACTCCGAGAGCTGCGGGGGCGGGGCAAGAAAAAGAAAATGACAACAGTAGGTGAGAGGGTGCACAAGGACGTTGTGAATGTATTGGCCGCTGAGAAGATACTGAAGGTGCATAAGCCGGAGAAGTACGGCGACAAACTACAGTTAGTCGGCGGAATAAAGGTAAGCTTCAACGTAACGAAGAACTATGCAGGCAGTACTCGAAAATCAGATTGAGACAGCAGGCGATGAGGTCGATTTGAACTGGCATTTTCACCCGCCGCAGTCGAAGGCCCTCGATATCCTGATGGGTTATGAGGACCCAGAACTTGTGTTATTATTTGGCGGGGCCAAAGGCGGAGGTAAATCATTGACCGGTTGCCGGTGGGTGGTGATGGACGCCCTTGAACTCATAGATAAATATCACCTGACACCGTCGGAGAATCCGTTGCCTATCGGTTTTATGGGCCGCAACCGCTCGACTGATTTCGTTAAGACGACACTTGAGACGTGGAAGAGGGAGATACCATCAAGACTCAACAGAATCAACGAGCAGAAGCATGAGATTATCATAGTGGAGACGGTGAAATATTTTTACGGCGGGTTCGATAACCGAGAGGCGATTGAGAAGTTTAACTCGGCTGAGTATTGCCGGTTCTTTGTGGACCAGGCGGAGGAGTGCTCGAAGGAGGACATAGCATTACTGAGAGCGACCTTCAGACTGAAAATCAAGGGAAGGATACCGACCTTCAGGGGTTTATTAACGGCTAATCCGCGCCAATGCTGGCTTAAGCAGGACTTAGTGAAGAACCCGCAGGGAAAGGGAGGCAACTATTTCGTGCAGGCACTGCCGAAGGACAATCCCGACCTGCCGCCTGATTATATCAATACACTCAAAAAGGCGTTCGCAGGCAGGCCGGAACTGATAAGCGCTTATATCGACGGGTCCTGGGACGCTATAACGGGCACAGACACGATAATCCTCGATAAATGGGTGGAGGCCTCGCACAATCAGAAGTTTATCGGTTCAGTGAAGAGTAAATTAGTCGTAGTTGATACAGCCCGGTTCGGAGACGACCGCATGCCTATCGCTTATATGGAAGATACAGAGACAAAAGAGCTCGAGGTTTACGGTCATAGAAGCGCAGATACGGCCGTTCGACTGATCGGGGAAATGGCGAACAGGCACAAACTTGAAGACGACAAGCCGCCGACAATCATAATCGACGGGGACGGATTAGGCGGTCCGATAGCTGATTTTTTGAGAAAATCGGGTTATGACGTTTACGAAATACACTCCGCAGGCGAGTCGAGTGACCCGGAACGGTTTTATAATCTCAGAGCTGAGATGTGGTGGACGGCGGGGGAGGCATATCAGAGAGGAGAAATTTTTGAAAGTTACGACGGCGAATATCGCGAGGCGATGGAAAGAGAACTGACAATACCACGGTACGACTTACGAGACGGCCGAATACTTGTAGAGAGCAAAGAAGACATAAAAAAACCGGACAGATACGGACAAAGCCCAGACCTGGGCGATATGAGGATTTACGGTCTTTACGGGCGGCGGTTTGCGAGGATACCGAACTTGGCGAAAAAGGACAGGGAAGGGGCAAGGACCCGATCGAGGAACCCGTCGCCTATGGCGGTATAAGAATTGAGAATTTAGAAGTGAAAATTAAGAAAGGGAATTAAAAATGGTAAGTAGAAATCAAAAACCGGATGAACAGACACAATCGACAATCGGCACTGAAAAGAAAGAACCGGGTCTTACGGTACCAGAGGTAAACGAACTGACGGTCCTGTTGACGAAATCACTGGTAAGTCGCCAACTCGAGCCGGAGCATGCGAAACGCATGGGGGCACTGAGAGCCAGGGCAATAGAAACGAACCTTAAAATCGAGAACCATCAATGCCCGAAGTGCAAACAGCCATACGCTACCGTGGAAGGCACGACGATTCTCAACTGCCAGAACAACAACTGCAGGAAGAAATAGAATGGCCGACCAGGAACAGGAAATCTTCGATTTGAGCTGTGAGTTCGCCAGGGAGGGCAGGGAGGCGAACTACGACTGGCGCCAGCAGGGCCGCAAGTGCCGGCGTTTCGTCGTTAATAAAGGGGGCGATGACCAGTGGGAAGAGGCGGACAAACTCGCACTTCAAAACAAGGGTGTCCTGCCGATAACGATAAACGGGATGCTGCCGATAAGGGACCATATTGTCGGCAGGCAGGCGCAAAGCCCGCGGGACCTGACCGTTCTGCCCGCCAAAGGCGGAAACGGCGTAACGGCGATGATTATCTCCGCGATGCTCAAGCATACGATAGGCCAGTCGTACGGTCTTAACCTGAAGGCGGAGATGTTCAAAGACGGAATAACGACGGGACGCGGCTTTTTAGGCGTGGATACTGACTATTCGACCGACCCGGTAAACGGGGACATTGTTTTGAAACTCTTTTCGCCGTTTCACGTCGATATAGACATGCTGGGTCTGCAATATGATTTGAATCAGTCGGGCCGATTTGTAAATACATACGAGTGGGAGGACCGGGACAATCTATTCGCCCATTACAAAAACGCCAAAGAAGAGTTAGGCGAATATACAATTGAAACGAACACCGGATTCCCGCTAAAAAGGACAATACAGAAGGTGGCGTCCTGGTTCATGGGGACGAAGTTCGGCGAGGACATAGACCTCGAGGACTCGCAGAACCTTGACGAGGAAGTTTACAGTCAGTTGATAAGGCGACGGTTCCCGGTCCGAACGAGTTGGCTCAAGACGTGGGAAAAGGTTGTTTACTGGGCCGACTTGGAGCAGCAGAAGGTCCTGCGTCTTACGGATGCCGGAGACGTCGCAAGGGCAAGGCAATCAGTTAAATATCTGCCTGAGAGGTTCAAAATCTACGAATCGGTGTTGCCGGTCCTGCATAAGGTTAAGGCGGTCGGCGATATCAAACTCGAATATAAAAAGGACCCGTTCAAATTCTTAGGTGGGTTAGGATGGAGTTTCGACAAGAAGGGCAATCCCCTAATCTTCGATGTGCCGGCACTGTTCCCCTGTGTTGGTTTCTATGCTTATTTTGAAGACGGCGAGACATTCGGGAAGATGGACAACCTATTAGGACCTCAGATGGAGAGGAACAAGCGCAGGACTCAGTTTTTACGACTTCTCAACTCGATGGCGGCGGCCGGGTGGTCGTGGGAGGAAGGGTCTTTAACGTCGGAAATGGAGGAGAAGCTTGAGAATTTTGGGACCAGGCCGGACCTGAATATAAAATGGAAAAAACAAACACCCCAGAAGATTCAGCCGGTGGATACTGCCGGGGCGGGTTATTTAAGCGCCTCGATGACCTCTGAAAGGGACATGGAGGAAATCGCCAGCGTCAATCGTGAATCGCTGGCGAAGAGGGGGCCGGTACAATCCGGGGTGGCAATCGACCTGAAACAGCAGGCGGACAATACAGGCAATGAGATTGTCTTCAGTAACCTGTCATATTCGAGCGTGATATTTGGTAACCTCTTAACGCAGATAATAAGGTGCGGCGAATATTATTCATACGAAGAGATTAAGTCATTGATAGATGAAGAGGACCTGATTTCCGGGCCGATTCTAACGGAGGCGGTCCGTCGAGTGGGTCCTGCCCCTCAACCGCCTCAACCGCCGAACCAGGCGGCGATGCAACTGGCCTCGACACAGTTCGGCGAGAAGGGCCAGATGCTAACGGCTGCCGTAGGTATCGAATACGAAAAGAAAGTCGCAGAATTTCAGCAGGCGGACCAGAAATACAAGGAGTCAATTAAGACCGAGGGCGAGAATGTGATTATGGAGGCGATCGGGGATATCAAGGTCGGTAGATACGGCCTGAAGGTTGTCGAGGCACCGACCTCGCCGACCTTGAGGGCAGAGAGATTCGAGCAGGTTGTTGCAATCGAAAAGATGAGGCCGAGAGAAATGCCATTCAAAGTTTTGATTGATGCCTCGGACATCCCAAACAAGGAAAAAATCATTGAGGAAACAAAGAACCAGCAACCGGTAATGCCGACAGGGGCGGGCAGATAATATGCCAAGAAAATTCTCCAATAAACATAAATTGTTGCCAAAAGAATGGGACAAAAAAATCATAAAAAAGTTTGGATGGGGTCTTGAATTTTATGAATACTACCAAAAAAGAGGTTTCAGAGATGGCAGATAGGCATTTGAGTTGTGCGGAGAAACAGTTTCGTCGCCGGTTGGCGAGATGGATAAAAAAATGTCCCGGCAAAGAAATAATCAAAGCGTTGTGTGGCTTAGGAAGTGCTTAATAAGGAACGTAAGATGCCTGGTGCATGCTGTAAAAGACGAAGACGAAAAGGCCGAAGGAAACGATAATGCCTGACCACAGGAAGCATACACCATTAACCAGTATAGCCGAACGGGGCATTTACGGGGCCGCATACGGGGCTAAGAAGGCCGGGAAGTCAAAGCCGGACTTCGTGCCGGAGAGTGTCTGGAAGTTATCTCTTGAGGTCCTGAAAATGCACCTTGAGGAATCAAAGGGCAAGAAACTGCCGGAGCATGTGAAAGGGAAATAACAATGGCGAAAATGGCAAGAGCAGAAAAAGCGATAGCGATGCAACCAAAGACGGACGAGGAATGGCGAGCCTGTGACGATGCAAATACTCTAAAAAACTATAATGCAATATCAACAGACCCGAAACGATTGGCCGCAGCGAAGAAAGTCCTGCAGGCGGAAATCGAGTTGGCACAAGCGGGTTTGAAGGCGTAAATATGGAACAGGAAGAATTTATAAACTCTTTGGGTGAGGAGCTGGCAGATACGATGAAACTGGACTTCTACGGCTCTGTCCGGTTCAATATCCAGGGTGGCCGGTACACAGGCGCCAATATTGAAAGGAGCGTAAGACCGGAAAAGGTTGAGAACGGGAAAGAGGAGAAGGTGGGCGGAAAATGACATTAAGTGATATATCGAAGAATAAAAGAGAGACGATAGAAGCAGGGGGCGTCATGTATAAACTTGAATTACCGGACGACGATTACTTCTCGGTTCGAGGAGAGCTTGCCGACTTATTCGATGACATTCCAAGAGAGGCGATGGGAATCCGTAATTTAAATTTTCACGAGGAAAACGACCCGCTCCATTCGTTCAGATATGATGGTGTGCTGGTAGCAAAAAGCAGCTCTTTATAAAACCTCATAAGCAATAGGGTGGCTCAGAAAACTGAAGCCCTGTCATACGCTTAACGGCGTGTGGCAGGGCTTTTTTATTTACCGGCAACGTGCCGGGTTTCCTTCGTGCAAAGGGATTGCACGGACCTACCGCGGGTCGCTACGCGGGTTGCCCCCCAATATGGGGGACTACGCCTGAACTCGGCAGGGATACCGAGGTTTCGGTCAGTCGAAGACCGCAAAAAACGAGGTGCATTATGGCAGAGGTATTGGACAAATTGTCAGGTGGTGACATGAGTGATGTGGAAATACAGGCAGTAGAGGCGCCGAAGGCGGGCGAGGAAAAACCGGCTGAAACTTCGGCGGCGGAACCGCCAAAGGCGGGCGAGGGAAAACCGCCCCAAACGGAGCCGGAAGGCGAAGTAAAAACCCCTGTAAAACAGGTGGCGGAACCGCCGGCAACCGAGCCGGACGTTGATGAATTGCTCAAAGAGGTTGAGAAGGCGACTGCTCCGGGCGGGGCGCCTGCGGGCGTTATACACGATCTGCAGGAAGAGCGCCGGGCCAGGCAGGAGGCCGAACAGAGGGCGACGGCGCTTGAGAGAGACCTTGCCGAGGCAAGGGCGTCGCGGTCAACTGTTACGACTAAGACGTGTTCATTAGAAGAGGCGCTTGAAAAAGGCGAGATTACACCGGACGACGCTGTGACGGCATCCCAACAGGCTCAATGGAACAAGAACGCCCGTGAACGCGAAGCAACGAATCGCCAAAGAACCGAGCAGGAGACCACAAGGTCCGTTGATGTTTTGAAGACGGTGGCGGCGACGCAGGAAGAGCAGGTTTCCGCAGCACTTTCAGTTGAAAAAGTGGGATTTCTGCGGTCCTATTCTGCTGTTATAGGTGGAGCAGGGAAACACCTTACTCAAGAAGATGCGATAGCTATTGCCGAGGTTATTCACAGGGGCGGCAACGGCGCTGTTGAATGTTACAACCGGTGCAGGAAAATCCTCGTTACAAAAGACCCATCACTCAAAGAAGCACTTTACGGCAAACCGAAACCAGGTGCACCCGTGAAAGAAACAACTAATTTGAAACAAGAAAAAACCGGCGAAATAACTCAGGAAACCATCCTCGAAACGTCTGACCTACAGGCGGCGGAAGATATGTTCCTTAAGTAAGCCGGATAATCCCCCGCGTTAGTTTTGCACCTTGCAAAACTGCGGGGGGAAAAGGAGTTTATCATGACTGCAACAGCGTGGGGGACTAATGACCCCAGAACACAAAAAACGTGGCTTCAACAGTATTTTGATTATGCGATAAAGTCGCTGATGCTCAGCGGTATGATGGGGACTGGTCCTGACCAGCCCTTCCAAATCGTCGATAAAATAACAGACGAACGCAAGAAAGGCGACAAGGTCGGCCTCGAGCTGGAAATCCCGTTGTCCGGGGTGGGCCAGGGCGACGGCGGTCGAGTGACCGACCACGAAGAGGCGATGGTCATTCAGAACATGGAAGTAGTTATCCATGAAAGAATGCACGGAGTCGTCTCGGATGGCAAGCTCAGTGAGAAGAGGACGGCGACGAACTTCCGCGAGCTGGCGATGAGGCAGTTGAAGGTATGGTCGAAGAACGTCGCGCAGGAGCCGGACCTGATAGCTGCCCTGTTCGGACTCTACAACGCAAGCGGGATCGCAACCGTGAATGAGGTCCTGCCTTCGGCCAACCGTATTGTTTACGGGGGCCAGAGTGTAGCCGGGGCAGTTTCGGCGGCGACAATGACGAGCGACGCGCTTTTGAGTGCCGAGACGGCGGCGAGCACACTGTGCGGCCTGCAGTTCCTATCGGTTATCAAACGCAAGGCGATGTTAGCGACGCCGAGAATCAGGCCTCTAAACGTCAACGGGATGGATTGTTACAGGGTACTCATCCACCCGTATCAGAAAAAGGCCATTGTGCAGAGCACCGGTGAGCAGGCGTTTATAAAGATGCTCACAGAAGCCGAGCAAAAGGGAAAGGGCAATCCGGTACTTTCAGGCGGGCCGTTCTTCTATGATGGTATGTTCATCCAGGAATACGACCGTTGCCCGATAAGGACCGGAGCCGGTGGCACAACGCCTTCTGAGGGGTTCTGGCTCAATGCAGGCAGGACGGCGACTACAGATCCTGTTGCAAACACAAGGACGGTGGCGGCGGGCATGTTGCTCGGTTGCCAGGCGGTAGTGTTGGTCCCAGGCGCAAAGCCGGAATGGGTCGAGGACTGGGTTGACGGCAATATACCGTGGGCAAAGGCACACCTGATGTACGCAACCAAGAAAGTCCAGTTCAATGCGTTCACTCCGCCCTCAACTAATGCCGCGCAGGAAGATTACGGCTGCATCCAGTTCCAAAACCAGGTGATTGTAGATTAGCGTTAAGTGAAAATTCGAGCGGGCCGCCGTTCGTGCGGCGGCCCATTTTTGAAGGTGAGAAAATTAAGGCAGTTCATAAGGAGAATTGAAAATGAAACGTTTGATACTTTTAGTTGCGGCGGGCATATTACTTGCCTTTACGCAGGTTTTAACAGCGGAGCCGGTGAAGTATATCGTCGATATCGTTGATCTGTCTGGAAATCCGTACCTGTCGGCGAGTTCGGTTACAATATACAGGCCCGGGACCTCCACGGCCGCTACAATATGGACGACGGAATCGATGGAAACGGCGATTACGAACCCGATTGTAACGGGACTGACGGATGGAAGTTTTGAGTTTTACGGCGATTACCCGTCTTACGATATCAAGGTCGAGAGCTCCGTGCATTCGGCCGTCGTTACGAAATCCTCGTTTTACCCGACGAACCGGCGAATAATATACCCGGGTGCTGATTTCGGCCTTTACAAAACCGTGGAGATAGCCGACGCATGCGACACAATTCTATCGGCGGAAAGCGGTAAGACATTCATCTGCACGGGACTTACGGGCTATGGCTCTCCGACAAACCAGATAATGACTTTGCCGCCCTGCTCGGCCGGATTGTGGTTCACATTTGTTGACGCCAACGCAACGGCAAATGCCGACCTAATTATCCAGTGCTATACAAGCGACACGATAAATGGAGGAACAGCCAGTAAGGCATATACCTGCACGGGCGATGCCGTTAAACAGGCGGTTACTATAGTGGGTCAGAACGATACCGCCTGGCTGATTCTTTCGGAGAACGGGACCTGGGCAAACGCTAACTAAGGAGTCGCAATGAGTATTGTAATCAGTGCCTTGATAACTGGTCTCAACGACGAGATATCGGCCGAGGAGAAAATCTCTGCACTATCAACGAAGATGGAAAGGGCAATCAAAAAGGCCCTGCGTTGGTCCTCGATGCAGGGCCGATGGTCATGCCTTCACAAGACGGATGCAAGCCAGTCGGTTACAGCGGGGACTCAAAACCTGACAAAGATGGCGGACTTTCACCTTTTGGACAATATCACATTAAACGACGGAACTTACGAAGGGCCGCCGCTTGAACCCCTGGAAGGAGGGTTTTATCAGTGGCTGACGAACCGGGAACATGAGACATCGAGCAGTTACGGCGAGCCGGTAAACAAGGTGGAACGCGGCAACAATATCTATCTTGAGCCGTTGCCGGACGGCGCATACACGGCATCGATAAACTACTGGTCGATTCATCAGACGTCAGACCTTGCATTAACGACGGTGCTTGCCTTCCCGGACGTTTTTGAGTCAGCCCTTGTTTATGCCGTCTGCGCTGCATATCTGGACACTACCGACAGGCACAACAAGGCGACCCTTTACTGGGCGAAGGCACTGGGAGAACTCGACGACTTGAGGGATGGGTTCGAGGATAAAAGGGAAAGTGTAATAAAATATCAGGATTTATGACCCCCTTAGTTTTGCACTCCGTCCGAAGCGGACCTCGCAAAACTGACAAGGGGGCGAAAGGTAAATATGAAGAATTTAAGAATCTGGTGGGCGGCGGTTTTGACCGTGGTGGTTTTGATGTATGTTTTGGGCTGGACGTACAGCTACAACGTAACTACACCCGCCGACTCGGAATCGCCGACCCTGGGCGCACAACGAATCAGGGAAGGAAAACTGGCCATGCAGGAGCGATTAGACCGTGACATGTATTTTCCGGTCATATCGAGTGAGGTATCGAGTGAATACGCGGGCCTGCATCGATGGTTGACGTTCTACTGTCCTAATACAGCGCCTTCATCACTGCCGGCGGGGCAAGGCCGTCTCCAGATACAAACGGTCGGGACAAACCCGGAATTGTTCTTTTATGATCAGAACGAGCAGGGTACGCAAATTACCTCGAACGCCCGGGTGAACTTAGGCGATGCCTCTATTGCAAACAATAACTGGCTTGTCTCTATAAACGCGGCGGGGACGGGGACCGCAAACCTCATCAAAGCAGATGTGAACGATAAGGCTGTACTGCCGGATGGCGCTTTAACGCTAACGAGCGCAGCTCCGACGGTTGATACCGGAATCGCCAATAAGAAATACGTCGATGATGCGATAGTTGCAAGCGCCTATTCGGGTTATGGTGCATGGGATACTAATACAACTGGAGTTACATATACGGCAGGGGCCGATGGAACGGTCCATTGTTATACAAACGGGCCGAACGCAGAACATTCCCTGCAGGGCGAGACACCTGTTGGTACGATAAGGGTTAAGCAAGTGACAGGAGCGGTATATGCCACTAATCCGGTTTTGGGTTTTTCGATGGACGTAAGAAAGGGTGATACTTGGAAAATTACCGTTACAAATGCTACGGCGACTGTTTACTGGCTGCCAAAATAAATGAAACTTTCTGAAATATCGCGTTTAGCGGGCCTGGCGGAACGTGCTGAGGCGCAGGACATCAAGTGGGCGGGGATATTCTCGCCCGATTTCGGGGAGAGGGAGGACATACCGAACATAATTCTGCCTGACGGATTCACCGCTGAAAACCGCAATGTTCTGCTTCTTAACGGTGTTATAGAGCGGATGAAGATGAGGCTGCCGGAGTTGTTAGAGGCGGAGTTTTCGACGGGAACGCTGACGGCCGTGAACGGAAGCGCAACATTGACCTCAAATGCGGCGGGGACGTGGGGGACCTCAGCGACACACAAGCCCTGCTGGGGCTCAGACCAGTGCGCAACCGGAGGCCGGACAATCAAGATATACGACGACGGCGGCTGGCACAGATACACAATTAAAAACGTTGCCGATACCGGAACGACACTCACTTTGACGCAGACCTACGCACAGACGGGAGGGGCGGGCCTGAACTATAAAATAAGTCCAATGTCTGCGGATTGGTGGCTGAAATTTGCCAACGAAGGCGATTATTTATTGGTGACTACGAAAAGTCATATCGAGCCGGGAACATCGGATTTTTCGATGACTGGAAGATGCAAATCAAGTCAGGCGGAAACCGTATTATTGGTTTTTGAATGGATAAAACCCGGGCCAACAACGCTTTGGATTTATTTTCAGATAAATAAAGCGTCCGAGGGAGGACAGGCGCATTTTGTAATGTCGGGTGCCGGCGGCGGTGCCAGCGTTAACGCAGGCCCTAATATACAAGACGGTCAGGAACACACAATAGGAGTAAGTTGTGACAGGGACGGTTACGCACGATTATACGTTGATGGCATTCAGGTCGGCATGGAAAACATGGCCAACCTATCAGCAGACAACTTTATCACGGCAACATACGGACCGGTCTTTTGCGTGCCGCCTTCAATCGGTTATTTGGACCAGGTGCGTTTTTATAAAGGGGTCATTTTGTCAGATGAACAAATGGCGGCGATTCACAATAACGGTGCGGGTATCAAAGTTATTTCGGCTGAGATTGCTGCATTATCGCCGGAGGCGGCCTTTTACGCGGAATTTGACGAGGGGACGGGCAACCCGGTCGGAAGATACTATTCAGGGACTGCGTGGTCGGATTCGGCAATGACACTTGAGGGGAATACGGCATGGGAGTGGGGCGGGATTAGAAGGGGCACCGAAGTCGGCAAGGTAAAGACGCCGGATGGTTTCCCGATACTAAAGTATCATAGATTAGTCAAAACAACGGCGGGTGAAGAGTATCTGATGGTCTTTACGAAGGCGCACGCCTATTTGTGGAGTACGGCCTGGTCGGCATTTATGTTGAAATTCACCTGTGCCTCGGACTGCGTGATGTGGCAGACGATTGACTTCAATAATCAGATAGTCGCCACGAACAACGTCGATAAGATCCAGATCTGGGGTGCAACGGTTGGGAACGCCTTTGCGGCCCTGAGCAACGCGAGCGGCCTCAATGTCGGGGCGGGTGTTTATCTGACCGCAGCGACGTATATGACGGAATACAAGGGCTATATTATTGTGGCTGACGTCGTAGTAGGGGGGACACACTACCCATTTTATATGTACTGGTGCACAAAGGACACTGAGACGGACTGGGACCAGACGGGGACGGGGGACGCCGGGGACGGAATTATAACGGGAGGCGGGCGATTCAGGGGATTTGGTAATTATAGTGGTTTCCTGATTATAGCGAAAGAGACGCAGATGTACCATGCGTGGCTGGTAACAACATCGGAGGTCTTCGACCATGATATTGACTACGACAACGTGGGGTGCCTCGCTCCTGAGACGCTGATAAACGATAGGGAGGGACGATTATACTGGTTAGCCAGTGACTACACAATACGGGAATGGCGGGCGGGGATAATCTCACAGGCGAAGGCCGTTACAGTCAAAAAAATCAATCCGCAATACGCGGAGCGTGCGAAGGCGGGCTTTATAGATATTTACAACCAGCTCAACTTTGCCCTGCCATTCGGTTCGGCGGCGACGGGAAATAACGTAATACTTACATTCGACCCGCCGATTTCCGGACTCGACATGTCTCAGGGCAAGTGGGGCGAGCTCGATATCGATGTCTCGGCTTTTGGCGACTATACGAGGCAGACGGTTTATACCTGGTTGACATGGCCTTTTGTGAACTGGCCGGGTATTGGATGGAAGAGTTGGGAGGGTCCGGAAAACGTAATCGGATTTCCATTAGACCTCGCGGCTGATTTCGACGGCTATACCTACTGCCTTCACTCGGCTGAGACGGACAACGGTCTGGGATACTCTGGTCACTTTGTTCTTTCAACTGATATGCTCATACAACAGGCATTAAAACGATACGGCAACGCCCTGGGCCAGTATAAAAAACTGTCGAAAATCAGGATTTTTCTCAAAAGACAGTTATCGGGCGACTTCACAGTAGAGGTCAAGAGAGACAACGAACAGAACTACCAGGTAGTCGGCAATGTCGATATGTTCGATTCAGAGAACCGGGATGTCGTGGAAGGCGAGATTGACTGCGATAGTTGCGGCTTGACTTTGAGGGCGAAACACTACCTTGCAAAGTGCGGTGCCTCGAGCAGGTTTGAATTTCTCGGTATTATGTTCGGGTTCATACCGGCGGGGGCGAGATAATGGCTATAAAACTGCCGAAAGGGTTTTTCAGTTTCACAGGGTTCGATATAAGCCGTATCGATAATAAGAACAACATAAAAGGAATCTGGGACATTAAAGTTATTTTAAGAGAATTATTCGACGACCTTCAAAAACTAAGCGCCTACCTGAACGCCGAAAGCGGGGGGATAGAGGGAGAAATCATATCGAACCATTCCGAACTTGAGGAACTTGATTACGCGAGCGCAGAACATACTGGCTTTGAGCCGACTGTTACAAAAGGTAATCTGACTGGAGTATCACCAATAACTGTAAGCGGCGGCACTGGTGCAGTCATAGGAAGCGGGGCAGAAATTTCATTCTCAGTCATTTCAAGTCCTGTTCATCTTGCTTACTGTGCGACAGCCGCTGGGCCTTTTAACACGATAAGCGCCTACCTTGATGTAGATGAAACTGGAGAGTTAATAACTGTAAATTGCCTTATTGATAATATGCAAACACATCTCGATGAAGCAAAACCTCGTCTGCTCCAGCACATGCCGATTATAGTTGTCAAGATTTGTGAAGAGCCTTGTGAGACCTGGTACTGTCTCTGGGGATTTATCGATTCTTGTTTAGCTAATGTGACATGCATTTAATATGGCGTACAAAATAGCTCTAACAAGTTCTGGTAAAGCAGCCGTAACGGCGAGCGGGAAACTCGCCTTGACCGTTCACAGATGTCCTGTTTGCGAAATAGGCGTAGAAGAACCGGAGTTTCTGAACGTCTATATAGCAGACCATCGACCTTGCTGGCCTGACTGTCACGAAATACCGCCTCCCACTCCGGAAGGCCCTTTCGCGTGCGTAAAGTCAACGGGGTCATTGAATGGAACTTATGTAGTTGAACATACAGGTTTTTGTATGTATTCGTCAGGAGTACTTGACTTAACATCGCCACTTACAGGAACATTCTGGTTTGATGTGATAGATTGCTCAGGCGAACCTCATCTGTTTGTAGAATTTAACCAAATTAGGGTAGAACTTGAGTTCGGTTCGGAGTTTATAAAAGTCACGGTATTTGTCGGAGCAGGCTCGCTAAAATTATTTGAGGCACACATAGACAAAGACATTCCCTGGTGTATAGGGCCTAACATTTATACAGAATGCCCAATAAATTTTTATGGATGGCATGGCGGAACTGCAAGGGTGTAATAATGAACGACTATTGCGAAAAATTCACCGGCGGTTTTTGCACAAGAATAAATCTTTACTGCCCACGGTCTTATTGTTTGAAGGAGTGTAAGGGCGAAGGAAAAATAAACGTGCCGAAGATTACGGCTTCAGGCCGAACAAGTGGCAACGGTTGTTGCGGCGGCAAAACAACAGAAGTTGACGATGCTCTTGAAAGAGATGCAATGATAGAATCGGGTCTAAAGGAGAGTTGATATGGGATTTTCATTGAGCAGTTTATTCGGCGGAGACGGCGACAGCGGCGGGTTTAAGGAAATACCATCAACGCCGGGACAGGACCAGATGAGGTCTTTCCTTCTCGAACTGGTGAACCGGGTATTGAAGTATCCGACGCGGCAGGTAGCGCCTGCGAGTACATATCAGACGCAGGCACTGAGCCGGTTAGGAGAGTTTATGAGTACGGCACCTCGAGGTTACGAGGCCGGGATTGGCGAGCTCGAAAAGACGGTGGCCGGCGGATATAACCCGGCGACAAGCCCGGAATACGCGGCTTACCGGGACGAATCGCAATGGAATGAAGAGCAGGAGGTAAACGCCCTGAAGCGTTCTCAAGAAATGAGAGGGGTCATGCCCGGGACTCCGGCACTCAAACAGGAATGGTTAAGCAGAACGCCATACGCATCGCAGAGAGGGGGATTTCTGGCAAACCTGATGGACCGGGAAAGGACGAGGCAACTTAACGCGGCGCCGGCACTGATAGAGGCGGGTACGAATGTGCCCTTGAGACAGATACAGGCCGGTCTGACTATGGGCAATCTGCCGAGAGAGATCACACAGGAAGAAAACGATGCACTGTTCGAGTCGCTAACGCAGACGCTCTTAGGAGATTATACAACCAAGGCGCCAATTGCTCAAACTATTCTCAATGAGCCGAGATACGCATATCAACAGGGCCAGGAAAGCGGCGGAGGGGGAATAGGCGACTTGCTCGGTGGGATACTCGGTCCGCTTCTCGGCGGGTCAGGCGGAGGACTTCAAGGTCTTATGAGCGGGATAGGTGGTTTATTTACACCTGGTGTTATGGCCGAAGGCGGGTCAATGCTCGAATCGCCGGGGGCAATTGCGGGCATTATGCAGTTATTGGGCGGCGCCGGCGGGGCAGTCGCCGGCGGTGCCGGAGGTCTTGTATCACTATTGGCGTCACTTATATGATACAAACGATATTGATTATAGCAGGATTGATTTTGAGAGGGTTATCTGTTTGGCAACTCGGGGACGGATTCAGCCTGCAACTGAAAAAGCCGAAAAAACTCGAAACGAAAGGAATATACCGATTGATGAGACACCCTTCATACCTGGGTAGTTTGATGATTATATCAGGTCTCAGCTTGATAAACGGCGTTTTTGGCGTTCTGGCGATTTCAATGTCCTTCTTTTTGGAGAGGATTACGGACGAAGAGCAGATAATTGATGCACCGGACTACGACGAATACAAGAAGAAAACAGGCATATTCTGGCCTAATTTTTGGAGATAGACAATGCCTACATACATGGGAATACTACCGCCGAAACCGAGAACCTTCAGACAGGATTTTCTGCCGGCCCTATTAGCGGGAACGTTGAAAAGCGGCCGGCAACAATCGCAACAGGACTACGAAACCAAGATGATTATGGACATCCTGTCCGGCGTGGACCCGAGGACGGCGATAGCGCAACCGCAGGGCGGGTTGTTCTCGAAAATCATAGGCGGCCAGCCGTCAACGAGTAATCTAAGTCCTTTCACGCAACAGGTCCTGTCAACGATGGTCGCCCAGAAACTCGAAGACCCGTTGGCGAGAAGGGGACGATTAGCGAACGTTATCGGGACGGAGACTCAGACGGAAGGTATGAGGGAAGATATTGCGGCTTCGCGCGAGACGAGACCGCTTAAACTGAAAAGCATGAGGCAGGAAATCGACGCCCGCGAAAAAGAGATCGCATTTATCGAGCAGACGAACCCGGAACGGGCGAAGGCATTGAGAAACCAAAATGCACAGATAGAGCAACAACTCGAAGAGAACCGCAAGAAGTTGCCGCTCGAACTGCAAAACCTTCAACTGTCAATCGATATAGCGAAAGAGAATCTGTCACAAACGAGCGACCTTGCTCCGGTCAAAAAACAATATCTGCAGGCGCAGTTAGACGAGGCGACAAACGCTATTGATACAAATAAAAAGATGACTCCTCTTGAGATTCAGCAGTTAGAAGCGACTATCGAAAACATCAAGGCAAACACGGAGTATATCAAGGGCGGTAAAGGCAAGGGGACCGAACCGTATGAGTTTAATGAACTTTCAAATGCGAGCAAATTCGCAGATCAGGTTCTTATAACTGCGAAAAGAGGTTGGTTAAGCAGTGTCGGACGATATGACTATCCAAAGGAAGCCCTGCAATCAGCATATAAAAGATTTATTGTTTATGCTGCCCCGAAAACACAAGAGCAAATGGACCAGTTGAATACTTTGTGGAAGAGCAAGATGAAAACAAATGAGTTTGAGTGGTCTGATGATATGTTCGGTGCGGCAGGGGGCGCGGCCACAGGAAATAGATATACAAGCGAAAATTCGCGCGTTAATTTTTTAATGGGATGGCTCGACGGGCAAGATGTCCAGATTCAAATGCCCAATGATTCGATATGGACCGTGCCCGAAGACAAAGCAGATGAGGCAGTAAAACGAGGCGGGAAAAGACTGTGAAATCTTACGACTTATCAGACATAGGGGGTGTTTTGGTAGTAGATGCATTAGAAGATGAAAATGCTTCAAATGACCTGTCTGATTTGGGGGGGATACAGATATCTAAGCCCGATGATTTGTCGGATTTGGGAGGAAAATTAGTAAAACCGCCGGCGGGATTCACGGAGAAAATCACGCCGAAGAGAACCAAGTTTTGGATCGCCGGGGGCGATATCTCGCCGATGGGCAGAAGGCCCTCAGAATTGCCCATTTCGAGATTTATACCTAAGACGGTCGAATCGTGGAAACGCGGCTGGCGTCAGATGGACATTGACTTTCTTTACAACGATGTTATCGACGGCAAAATCACCGAGGAACAGGCGGACAAGGCATTCGCCGACTTTGAGAGAATCGAAAAAGAGAACCCTATCGAGGCGAAAAACTTTGCTTCGAAGATATGGTATGCAACTGCCCGAATGCTGCCGGGAATGACGAGAGGATATTATGAGGGTGCGAAGTACGGACTTGTTGGAGCTGGAATGGCTTTGGCGGCCGGACAGGCAGGCCCGCAAGTCCTTGCACCTGAAGAGGCGATAACAGTACCCGGCAGTTATGTAATAGGACAGGGGGTCGGTTCGCTGTATTACTGGTCTAAACAGGGTCGAGGAGCAATTTACCGTGAGGCCAGAAGGCAGGGAGTCAAGCCGGAAACGGCCGCATTAGTAGCGAGTATCGGCGGGCCGATTTACGGGGCGATAGAGTTTAGTCAAGTATCTAAGATTGTGCCGGGCGTTAACTTAATCAAGGGCAGAATCCCCAAAATAATACTCGGAATTTTACTAAGGACCGGCCACGAATCCCTTGAGGAAGGCGAGCAGCAGATAATTCAGGACCTTTCGCAGAGCGTAGGCAAACTGATTGATAAGAAAATCGATGTTGCCGATATACCGGACGAATTGAAAAAAGCGGCTAAGAACTCCTGGCAGGCGACTTATCAATCGTTAGGGCCAATGGCCCTGTTACAGATACCGGGTGGCGTTGTTTCTATGGCCGGGGCTGAAAAGGCAACCGAAACCGAGCAGGCAAAACAGATACCATCGAAAGAGGACCTGATACGACAGGAGGAGTTTAACCAAGCCGCGGAGCGAACAAATACTGAAATCGACCAGCAGGAGGAGGCGTTTGAAAGGGCGATGGCTGAGCTGGAGGGCGAAGAGGCCTCACACCAGGAGGCCATAAGGCAGGAGAGGACCAAGACAATACAAGAACTTGCCAAACCAACCGCTCCCTTAAGGAGAGAATTTACCGCAGAGGAAAAAACTAATATATCTGCCCAAGCTAAAGCAAGATTGAATGTGATAGAATTGAAGTCAACAGGTCAAAAAGCAAATAAAGAAGCAGGATTGCCCTCACAACCAGCGCAGTATCTTACTCTTGAAGAAAAGGCCGAGCGTGATTTTCTCAGGCAAAATGCAGATAATCCCGATGCAATAATTGATGCATATCAAATACCGAAGCCCAAAACGCATTTTCAGAAGGGTATTGATGAACTGCAAGCGCAAATGGAGAGGGAAAAGCAAACACCTGAAGAAATCCAGCGATTAAGAAAGCTTGCTGAAGAACCTGTAATGCCCCAGATTGCAAAAACACCCTCCCAACTACCGCAAGTAGAGGTCGAAGGCCCGACAGTAACGGCTGGTGAAGCCAAGAGGCCGATAAAAGGTGTGGTTGACCTGTTAGGACAGCCGGTGGTAGAGGCGGCGCCGAGGCAGAAACAACTCGGTTTGGGCCTCGAATTCAAACCCGGGGAGGCACAGGACGTTGAAATCACACAGGAATTGGCCTCATTCGTCGATAAGTGGGTCCACGAGACCGAAGAGACAGTCGATGCAATCGGCAAAAAGACCATTCGATACGTCAATAGTCCGGATGTCGATGAGATTTACAATGGGATAGTCGATTCGGGCGAAAAGATGACAAAGTTATTTAAGAAGGAAACAAACCCATCACTTCAGGTAGCAACAGCTTTGAGACAAGCGACATTAGGTAGGACATTTGAAAAGACAGTGCAGATACCGGCGCCGCCGGCGGGATTTACGGAGGACGTAACACCATCCCCCATAGTTTCAGAAACCGAAACCGGCATGGGGGGTGATACGCAATGGCCGGAACCATTGCGTATCATGTGGAACCGGATGAAGAGGCCTGACCGCAAGGCATACGCACAGGCATACGCCGCATGGCAGGTCGGCGGAATGAAGGGCAAGCCGCCGAACGCAGAGCAGTGGGTATTGGCAAACCATGAGGCGGCGGGAATCAGGAGTAAGGTCAAATTGGCGATAGAACTGGGACGGCGAAAAGACACTATGACGCCGGAGCAGGTAAAGGACAGGGCGGACAGGATACGTTACCGAAAGAAACTTATCGAGGAGACGTCCGCCGCGATACAGGGCCACGACCTGTACCAGTCGAACGAAGAGTCGAGAAAAGAGCGAATGGGCGATATCGGGCCGGGGTTCTATTACGTTTCGCCCGATTTGGCAACGGAGGTCTTCGACGTTATCGGCAGGCCGAAGGTCGGCAGGGGGACGCGGTTACAACAAATGTTCACTACGGACCCGGCGGCGGGCGCCAAGCCGATAGATGAGGCGTTACAGTCGGCGAAACTACGATATACCGAAGGCAGTGAGATGGGCAGAGAGGGGTTCGATATCGGGCCGGGCGAGTTTGCCCAGGCGGTTAAGGAGGCGGTGGAAGGTTCGGCGGGCGAGAAGGTTAACGAGAGGTCCTTGAGAGAGGCAGAGTCGGGCGATCCATATCTGAGGATGTTAGGGGCAAAACTGGAAATGCTGCGAAGCGGCGAGACCGCCGACACAATAGACGAAGCACTGACCCGAATCGGGGACGAACTCGGGCTCGAACCGGATGTTTACGAGGACCTTCTTATCGGTGAAGAGTCGGCGGCGATGAAGCAGATCCGGCAGGCGCCGACCGAGGCCGAGAAGGAAATGATCATAGATAAGCTGGCCCGGCAAAAAGTCGAGAGGCAGAACCGGTTCGAGGGCCATCAGGCAGCCGCGGAAATACTCGAAGCCAATAAGATAGCAGATGATGTGGAAATCAAAGATGTGGAAGGCATCACAGAAGAGGGATTACCCGTCAAACCCGAGGATGATATCCCGTTCGAGACGAGGGGAGTAAGAACCGGGGCATATCTCGGCAGGGCGGGTCAAGAGGTAATTTTACTGGCCTACGGAGCTGATAGCGAGACGGGCTATCACGAGGGCTACCACGCTCTTAGGGACCGGCTGACGGCAAATGATAAGAAGGTCTTAGATGCGAAATATGAGGGCGATACCGAAAGAGAGGCCAGCGAATTCGCTGAGTTTGCCGCGGACAGGGCAGAAGCGCCTTCGAATTATATCCGCCACATCTGGAAGAAACTCATTGAAATCCTGACGAGAATCAAAAACGCCCTTGCAGGCAGAGGATACAAAACGGCGGAGGATATATTTGAGGGGATACGAACGGGGACGGCCCCCTTAGTTTCGCAGGGCAAAACTGGCAAGGGGGCTGTCGCAAGGCCTCCACAGTTTGAGACGAAGAAAGGCCCTGTTTTCTATTCGAAGTTGCGGCGATTAGTCGAGGAGCGGATGCCGAACGCTATGGATGCCGAGGCATTTCGCTCGTTCGTCAAGAAGATGGGCGTCAAAGATGAGGAGATGGAATGGTCGGGGGTAAATGATTTGCTCGACTGGCCCAATACATTAACAGGGCAATGGAATAAAGCAGGGGGAAAACCTGTAACGGTCAAGAAAAAGCAGGTCTTAGATACGATCGCCGCGAACAGTATTGAGATTCAGGAGGTTGAAAAGTCTGAGGAAAGGTGGAAGAGAACAAAAACAGAGGAAGGAACTTATTCTAAAGAAGAACAACCCACAAAGTTTGAAAGTTACCAGCTCCCCGGCGGGGAGAATTACAGGGAGTTGCTTTTGCAACTGCCCGGCAAATATACACTCGAAGGCGAGGAGAAATTTCAATATAAATCAACACACTGGATAGAAGGTAACGTTCTCGCCCACATCCGCTTTAACGACAGGACGGACGCCGAAGGCAAGAAGGTCCTGTTTATCGAGGAGATACAAAGTGACTGGCATCAAGCGGGAAGGAAGCAGGGATACCAGCAAAAAGCCAAACCATACCTATACGACGACGGAAAATACTGGGGAATAAAACATCCAGACGGCACGCTGGTTGGGCATTATGAAACAAAAGAGGCCGCCCAAAAAGTTATCGACGAGAGAGTTGACACGATGGGCTTTGTCCCCGATGCTCCCTTCAAGAAGACATGGCAGGAGCTGGCGTTCAAGAGGATGCTGCGATACGCCGCGGAGAACGGATACGATAAAATCGCCTGGACGACGGGAGAGCAACAGGCGGAGAGATACGACCTGAGCAAACAGGTGAAAGAAATAGAATGGTGGAACCAAACAAAAGATAATATCTCGCTTAGGGTGCGGGGATTAGATGGCAACATTATTATCGCCAGAGAAGATATAAAACCACAGGAAGCAGAAAACATCATTGGAAAAGACATCACAAATAAAATCCTAAAAGATATTAGCAATCATATACACGATGGAAGTTATTCTGGGCAAGACCTCAAGGTTGGCGGGGAGGGGATGAAGGGTTTTTACGATAAGATTCTGCCGGAGTTTGCGAACAAATACGCAAAGCAGTGGGGGGGCCGGGTCGGGGAAACAATAGTCCCTGACACAGACGAAGGGGCTGAAGGATATGTTGTATTCGGACCAAACAATACCGTAATGGGGCAATACCCGACAAGAGCAGAAGCAAAGATTGTTGAAGAAAAATACGGCGAAGGTTATTGGATTGAAGAGGTTCAAAAAAATGATTTGCGCGTTCATTCCCTCGATATTACGCCCTCGATGCGGGAGTCGGTAATGGCGGGTCAGCCGCAGTTTGAGCACAAGTCGGCCGACCAGTGGCGGAGGGAAGGTATAAAACGGGCGGAAATAGAGGCGGCGAAGGCGCGACTGCGGGCGAAGGCGGGGATGAAGAGTGTCAACCGGGGCCGAATGAAGGCGGTAATAAGGGATGTAACACCCTTGATAACGACTGAGTTTTCACCGCAGGAAACAGAGGCGGTGAAGGGTTTGCCGATAACTGGCAGGAAGCCATTAACGACGAAAATCAAGGACGTTACACCCTGGGTATCGGAGGAATGGCAACCGGAGCCGAAACTGGCGGCGAAGCCGGAGGGTCCAGAAGGTGCTCCGATGCCGGAGGCAGCTCATTTGGGACCAAGGAACCGGCGGGGGCCGGTAGTTACCGATAAGGAGCTCACGGAAGAAATATACAAGGCGAACCGCGCCCGGCGAGAGTCGATTGTTCGATTGGGGTTAAGTATCGAAAATCTTGGCGGTACAATCGCCAAAGAGGCACGTCTGACCTTCAAGTCGATAGACCGTGTTTTGCGGGACGTCAATCTGGCTATCAAGCGGATAATGGTCGATATGGAACAAAGGTGGAAGCAACGGGAAGGTCAGCACATGGAGGAGATTCGCCCGTTCATGAAGACGACCCGCAAGATGAAACGGGGCGACTGGAAGGACTATGACCTGGCGTTAAAGAGCGGGGACCGGACAAAAATTGAGGTGATGCAGGCGAAGTATCCGGCTTTGGTCGAGGCGGATGCGAAGTGGCGTCAGGTTGCGGATGATATTATCGAACTCGAAAGACAGGTCGGACTCGAAGAGGACTATCGGGAATGGTATTATAACAGGCGGGTTAGGGACCTGCCGGGCCTGAAAAAGTGGATAAACGACCAATACGGTGAGAGTGGTATAATGACAATTTTCGAGGCCGCATTACAGAGGCGCAAGGAAAACGCCGGCGGTCGTAAACTCACACCGGAGGAAGAGGCAACGGTCCTGAATAATACCTTGCGTGGGTTTGTCGGTCGAAGGGTATGGCTTTCAAAACCGGGCAGCACCAAAGAGAGAACTTTATTTGCCTTCGACGAGAATATCAATCGATTCTACTATGATTCAAGGCAGGCGATGGTAATGAGGATTGCCGATGCCCACGCGGCAATAGCATCGAGGGAATTTTTCGGAAGAGAGACGCTTGAATTGCAGAACCTACGGGCCGAAAAGAGCCGTCTGGCAACAAGGTTATACAAAGCAACTACCCGAATAGGCGATAAGAAAGTCGATGAAGGCGATATCAAGAAGGAGCATTTAAGTAAGGCCCGGATTAGGTTCGAGGAAATCAGCAAGAGAATCGAGGAGTTCAAAAACCAGTCGATTGAGAGTTCCGCGGGCAATCTCGCCAACGAACTGGTTATGAAAAGGAAGATAAGGCCGGAGGATGAATATAAACTTCAAAGTGCACTCGAGGCGTATTTTCAGCCGGCGAGGGCAAGCCATTCACTACACTTCGTAAGGTCAACGGCATATACAACGCACATCGGTAATTTCCTGTCGGCTATGACGAACCTTATGGACTACGGTTGGATATTATACAGAGCGCCTTACCATACATTATCGGCAACATTGCGGGCGACAATACCCGGATTAAAGAGTCGATATACAATGGATGAACTAGGATTAAACGAAATGGCCTACGATATGGACAAATTCGGGATGATTCAAAAATGGGTGTTCAGAGGCGCTGGGTGGAAGTTGCTCGATATCAAGATGAAAAACATACTGGCAGATGCAGTTTATAGCGACTTTATGTCTAAGGCCCGGAAAGCAAAAAATCTTAAGTCGGGTACGGACTTTATGGACCGCCTGCAGGAGTTCTTCGGCGATGATACGAAGGGAGTTATCGAGGACCTGCAAAGCGGGCTAAAGACGGAACAAACGACAAAACTTGTTTTCGACGAGGTTACAAGAAAACATCCATTACTGCGTTCGGCAATGACTGAACGGTACTTGCGGTCGAACTGGGCGAGGTATGGTTATATCCTGAAGAATTTCGGTCTCAGGGACGCTCAATATTTGTTAGATGAGGCGTTCAAGGACTTCGGCAAACACCCGGCCCGAAGCGTTAAGAGAATACTCTGGATGGCGTTTACCTTAACGGCGGCCGACGTAGGCGTAAGAGTATTGAGGGACCTGTTCAGGGGAAGGAAGATTGAACTCGATAAGGCCGTGGCGGATGCCTGGTTGAACCGGCTTTTCCTGTCGCGATACAACATAAACATAATGAGACGAGAAGGACTTGGCAAAGGGATTACTGAGGCCATATATCCGCCAACTCCTGTTGAAATAAGTGTAAGGCAGATACCTTTGGTCGGAGAACCGTATTACAACTGGTTCGGCGAGGGCAGACGCAAGGAACTCGAGAAACAGGAAAAAGAAAGTAAAAAAAATCAGGGTATGTGAAATATGGCTAAGGCAACCTTTCAGGAATTGTTTGAGACCGTAACGAGAATCGAATCGGGTCTGACAACTATAAACGAAAGATGCTCTACGCATTATAGAATACTTGAAGGACACACTCGAACACTATACGGCGCAAACGGGAACAATGGCGTTGTCGGCAAACAGGAAAAACAGGATAACAGGATAAAAACTCTTGAGGAGAACAGAAAAGACATCAAGGAGGCGGGCAAAAAGTGGAAGGACCGTTTGATTGACTGCACTATAAAAGTTGCAGGAATTGCAGTAATAATTTTTATTATAATGATTATCGAACACTGGGCGGTGATAAAGGGAATTTTCGGATTATGAACGACCTTTGAAGACCCACTTTTCGGCGACAAACAGCAGAGAAAAAAACACTATAATAGTCAGTACTATCCCGCCAATATAACCGGCAAGAAACGACAGGCCAAAAATCAGAGAGCAAGCAAGGACATATCTACCGTCGTGAAACCAGAAAGTAATCAATCGATTTTTTAATGAGGCAACCCGCCTGTACGTTTCTTCTGATAGTTCGTGGACCGGTTGTCCGTTTTTCAGTTCATCGAGGTCATACTCTAACTGGCCCGTAAATTCACAACCGGATTCTTTGTTTTTTTGCTGTTCCATAAGTCCTTATTCGGCAATACTATACAACAATATTGAAAAAAAGTCAAGTATTTTCCGAAAAATATCTGATTTTTTCGTTGACGGATGACCGAAAGAGGGTATAGTTGCAATCGTATTAAAAAAATGAATATGGAGATTCAAATGCCGTCGTGTCAAATAAGAGGCAATAATAAATCTTGGGGCCGGTGGGATTCTCTCATGTCTTGACGCGACGGCGGGATGAACATCGGCTTTTTTATTTTAAGCTCTTTGGCATAAAAATACAGGGAGAACACCCAGTGAAACATAACATATA